CAAAATGTCGCCAGACTTTACGTCAAAATTAACTTGGGCAGACCCCTGAGTGACTAGCGACATGTCACGCTCTGGCAAATTGATCTGCTTTTTGCCGGGACGAGGATCAAAGATTAGCGGTCTTGAACTGTTTTCCGGCACTTCGACAAAATAGAACCCAGTAAGCTGGACGCCCATGTTGTGAATATGCTCAATGTGTTGGCCATGTTTATAGAACCTTTGGCCCCAAAACTCGCTGATCGTGCAATTGAACAGGTCCATATTGTAACCCTGTTCGTTCAAGATCAACCAAGACGTATTGCCGATATAGTCAAGCAAACCTTGGATTCGCGTGTCATACATGCTTCCAGTTTGATTGATTGGATAGATTTCATCAGCAGTTGGAAAGGCCGCCAAATGCTCATCAAGGATAGCCGTTGCTGCTGGAAGAAAGTCAGGCAAATTTGCCCGATATATTGTAGACGGAAAAAAGAAAAATTGCTCCACCTGCGGCAGAGCTGTTGCTTCGGTTTCCATAAGTTCCCCTCTTTATGGAATATTATTGATCACTGCCGTAGATGTTTCCCTATCTATAACAAGAACACCCTCACAAGCCAAGTTCCACTCGCCATAGGCAAATTCATTGTGGCACGGCACATTCACTTTGAAGTTCTTGAAGAGGTATTCCTTACCATCCTCAAACACACGCCACTTGTGGTCTGGAGTTCCGCGCAAAGGCTCCCCAGCACTTTTGTTGTATCTGATGTGATACTTCATCAGATCACCTCAGCCGCCGGAGCAGGAGGATTGGCAATGACGCTCAGATTGAAGTGAATGAACGTCACTGGATCTTCTGAGCCATTGCGCGTGAATGAGTGCGGCAACCAAGCATTTGTAAAGATCATGGTCCCCGCCTCTGGGGCCACATTGATCTGATTACTGGCGCCGCTGATCTTGGCTATATCAAACTCAGGCAGACTGGCTTGTACCTTACCAGCGCGGGGGTCATGGAATGTGGCCGCAGAGCCGCCCTGTGGTGATCTGAGGAAGTAAAAACCGATAATCTGTGAGCCGTAGGGATGAACGTGCTGGTCCATGCCTGAGTATTTGTAGTGGTGCTGGCCCCACATTTCTGTAAATGAGGTGCTGAACTTGGGCATGTCATAGCCCTGACCGCCAAGAATGTTCCACGCCGTGCTGCCGATATACGAGCAGAAATCTTCCAATCGCGGGTCTTCAAACATATTGTCGGTCATATAAACAGGGTAAACCTCATTGGGTTGGCCCTGCTCCTTTTTGCGCTTTTCGATGTATTCATCAACGACTGGACGAACTGTATCCAAGAATTGCGGCTTCTTGACCACATAAATAGTCGTAGGAAAGCAATGTATTTGCTCAAGCTCGTCAGTCATACCTTTTCCCCTCAAGGCCGACGAAGTTCTGCCTGCATCTTCTCCATGTTGGCAATTTCTTCAGGTGTCAGGTCACGGACAATCCATGAAAAGACCCACTTGCCATCACGAACAAACGGCTCAGGCGAACGGGATACCGTTTGCGTCTTACCGTCATAAGTTGGATCGGCATCAATTTCAACATAGCTAATGCGAAATCCATGCAGTTTATATGCGTCAGTGTTGGGGAATATCTCAACAAAGTCGGAGTATGGCGTGTAGCCGAGGCCGGGGTTGTCCCGCATCAGCTCTTCAGCGCCATAGGGGTATTCGACAAACTGATTGGCAGTTGTTGTCTTAACGTATCCAGTCACGATTTATCCTCCAAGAATATGGGAGCCTGACGAGTAAGAAGATCCAGACGCTCACTTTTGCCAGCCAGAGCAGTGAAGACCTGCTTGATGTGCGGCACGATCTTTGTCTCAAAGTCTGGGTGGCAGCGCATGGTGTTGAGGTGGTCGTGCGGGATGTTGCCCTGAGACAGAATGAAGTTCTCCACCCGACCCTGCAATTCACCCAGCCACTCGTCGCGCTGGTGGGCCTCATTGGCCTCCAGCATGGGCAGGTGGCCGTATTTGCGCTGTGGCTCAAGTTCAGCCATCAGGTCATTGATGGTCTTCAATTCCATGATGGCGGCCTCATGGTTATTGCGCCATGTGTCTTCAGCCGAGTTGCATTCGATGATTGTGGCCTCAGCGACCATCTTTTCCCACGGCTTTTTGTCTGGGTCAGCGATGATTGCCTCATTCTCCATAATCTTGGCTTCGCGCTTCATCTTCTGCGCTTTGGAGTGTTCGACCTTCACTTCCATGTCTATACGCTGTCCATACAACAACGCCCAAGCGCCGTCAGGCGTGTAGCAAGAGCCAGCCATGAAGTAGCGGAGTTGAAAGTCTGAATTGTTTCGGTGTGGTTTGCTGTTCATATTAAGTGTTTACCCCTGTTGTTCCATTTGATGCGGCGGAGCCGAAACCAGAATTAGCACTAGACGCTGTTCCAGATGCACTTACACAACCTGAGTATGTATATTTATTACGGGTTGTGCTAACACCAGCACCAGAAGCATACCCTAAAGCAAAAATTCCAACCGTAGCATTTCCTGCCGCTGATCCGCCATATGACACAGCACTCGCTGCTGTTGCTGATGCGCTTACACAACCTGAATATGTGTATTTATCGCGAGTGGTTGAAGCACCAGCACTACACCCTAAAGCAAATATGCCAACTGTGGAATTTCCAACAGCAGACCCATAACTAGAATTAGCACTAGACGCCGTTGCGCATGTGCTTACACAACTTGAATATATGTATTTATTGCGAGTTGTTTTTCCGCAACCTACAGCAAAAATTCCAAATGTTGAAGTGCCAGCCGCAGATCCACCACAAGTGTTAATTGATGAAGCTGTTGCAACAGCATTAGTATCACCAGAATATGTATATTTATTGCGAGTTGTTGTCCCTAAACCTAATTGGAATATTCCTACTGTAGAATTTCCAGCGGCAGACCCATAACCAGAATTAACACTAGACGCCGTTCCAGACGCGCTTACACAACCTGAATATGTGTATTTATCGCGAGTGGTAGAATATGCAGAAGCATACCCCAGTGCAAAAATTCCAGTTGTTACATTTCCAACCGCTGATCCATTAGATGATGCAGAACTTGCTGACGTTGCAACGGTATTTACATCACCTGAGTAAGTATATTTATTGCGAGTTGATGAACGAACAGTTGGTCCAGATGCCGTAGCTCCAAGAGCAAATATAGCCAAAGTACCAAACGCATTACCCGCCGTAGGCCACACCCCCGCCTTCTGCCAAGTCAGCATCTGGTCGATTGTCCATATGCCGGGGGCCGTGCCGCATTGGTACGGGCCAGTCGGCGTTGCTGGTGCGGGAGTAATTATACCACCTGAGTATGTGCGGGACATTAGATGTTGACCCCTGTTGTACCGTTGGAGGCGGCAGCTCCACCAGATGATACTGCACTAGATGCAGTTGCAACAGCATTAGTATCGCCAGAATAAGTGTATTTATTTCTGGTAGTTGTTGGCGTACATGCACCAGATTGCCCAAGAGCAAAAATACCAACTGTTGCATTCCCTGCCGCAGAAGCGCGTCCAGCATTGGCGCTTGATGCCGTTGTTGAAGCACTTACACATCCTGAGTATGTGTATTTATTTCTTGTTGTTGACCAGCTACTAGCAAGGCCAAGTTGAAAAATTCCAACAGTGCTTGTTCCTGTTGCTGCACCATAATAGTTATTCGTTGTTGCGGAAGTTGCAACCGCATTAGTATCTGAAGAATATGTATATTTATTTCTACCAGCCGATGAGGCGGGAGAGCCGACTGTAGCAAAAATCCCAATTGAACAATTTCCTGCTGCTCCAGAACCAGCAGAAACATTACTTGATGCTGTAGCGGGTGAAACAACACAACCAGCATATGTGTATTTTTCTCGTGTAGAAGAAAAACATCCAGTTGACCCAAGTGCAAAAATTCCAAGAGTTCTATTTCCAGCTGCTGCCCCAGATGAGGATGTTGCACCGGATGCAGTCGCAACAGAATTTGAACATGAAGAATAAATGTATTTATTTCGAGTTGTTGATGCAGAACCTAAAGCAAAAATTCCAATGGTACTATTTCCTGCGGCAACTCCAGAAAGAGATGCTGCGCTTGAAGCAGTTGCAGACTGGCTAACACAAGTAGAGAAAATATATAAGTTTCTTGTAGTTGTTGCGGAGCTACCGCCCAACGCAAAAATTCCAAAAGTTCCTGTTGGGATACCAGTCCAATTCCCCAACCCCACAGCCTGCATCTGCTGCGCTAAGCTCCAAACTCCAGAGTAATTAGGCATCAGACGTTCACTCCAGTTGTGCCGTTGGAGGCGGCAAAACCACCATACGTTGCACTAGTAGCAGATGCTGCTGAACTATTTGTGCAACTAGAATATGTATATTTATCTCTACTAGCTGTAGTTACGCAAGAAGCATTTGCAAGAGCAATTATACCTACTGTCGAATTTCCTGCTGCGGAAGTATAATTTGAAGCAACACTAGCCGATGTTGCTGAGGAAACTACACATCCAGAATATGTATATAAGTCTCTTGCTGCCGTAGTGTATGTTGGCCCATCAGTAGAAGATAAACCAAATATTCCACGGGTTGAATTACCGACTGCTGATCCAAGAGCATTTACAATACTTGCGGCTGTAGCAGAACCGCTTGTATCTCCAGAATATGTATATTTATTTCGCGTAGAGCTAAATCCAACGCCAGTTGTATAGCCTATATTAAAAATCCCAAATGTGCTTGTCCCTGCTGCGGATTGTCCATACCCAGAAACAGAAGAAGCAGTTCCTGTTGAAACAACGCAACCTGAATATGTATATTTGTCACGAGCAGTTGATGACGTTCCCGTACACCCTAATGCAAATATACCAACTGTGGAATTACCTGCGGCAGCTCCAAGGCAAGAAGCCTGTGACGGAGCGGTAGCCGAAGAATTTGTATCTGATGCGTAAGTAAATTTACATCTAAGACTATAACATCCCGACCTATATCCTCCCGCAAAAATACCAATAGTTGAATTTCCTGCTGCTGAACCTTTAAATGTAATGTATGTTGAAGTAGTTGTTGCAGCATTAGTGTCATTAAAAAATGTATATTTATTTCTTCTATTAGATTGTTGCCCTAAAGCAAATATTGCAACACTTCCAATTGCACTAGGTGTTACACTAGAACTTGCCGCACTAAAAACAGACGGGCCAAAAGCATTAGTTGCATTAACTTTAAAAGTGTATGCTGTACAATTACTCAAGCACGACACAGTAACGGGCGAACTTGTTCCTGTACCAGTTTTGAAGCCGGGGCAAGACACCGCCGTATAGCTTGTAATAGCCCCGCCACCAATACATGATGGGGCTGTAAACGCTACTGCCGCACCAGCACTGCCAGCCGTAGGCGTCCCGATAGTCGGCGCATTAGCGACCTTCAGCGTATTAAAGGCGTCTATTAAGCTGCCTATGTAGCGCCTGCTCATGGGCTATCCTTACGAGATGAGTTCGTAGCTTACGCTGTAAGTAATACCACTGGCCGTGCCGCTCGTCACCGAGATAGACGTACCTTCCATCAGATAGATGTTGGTTGTCTTGTCGGCCACGATCAGCGAGGCATTGGCGGGGACCGAGACTGTCGAAACAATCGGATAGGCCGTGCCGCCAGAGGGGGCAGAACCCTGAGCCACAGCGCCATTGCTGTAGATCGACACCGTGGCATTGACCGCCACCGAGCCGTTCACATTGGCGGCAACGATCTGGTTGATCCGCATCACCGTGCCGCTGGAGGCTGCGTTAGGCAGCAATACTACAGCAGATGTGCCGGAGGGCGTGTAGTAGGTTGTAGTGCCATAAATACCAGTTACGGCAGCAATATTCGGATTTGCCATCTAACTTCTCCTAGAAACCAAAGACCATTGCATAAGCTATGGTTTGCGCTTTTGTTGGCCCAGTCGCCGCTGGGGTTGACGAAACCCATGTTGTACCATTACTGGTCAACACATTACCATTAGTGCCCGGCGCGACAACCTGTAAGGCTGAAGTGCCATTGCCCAGCAACACGTTATTAGCAGTCAAGGTAGTTGAACCCGTGCCTCCGTTAGCTACAGGCAATGTACCCGTGACACCCGCCGTGAGGCTGACTTGCTGGAATGTAGGAGCAGCAGCAGAGTTGGCAATTAACGCATACCCTGCCGTTCCCGCCGCAGTTGACGCTGGCGCTGCACCAGCGCCGCCGCCGTAGACAACGCCATACTGCGTCAAAGCCGCAGATGTTGCCCATGTAGTGCCAGAACTGAAATAAGGAATACCGCCAGAAGTTCCGGCGACAGTGTAGGCCAGTGTTCCTGTAGATGTGATCGGAGTGCCAGATACTGAGACAATGCCGCCTGTGAAAGTTGAGGCAACGCTTGTGACACCAGTAGCGGCAGCAGCAGCCCATGTAGGCGCACTAACGCCGTTTGATGTTAAAACCTGTCCAGACGTTCCCGCCGCAGTAAAAGCGTAAGCCGTGCCAGTGCCATAACCAATGCCACCAGCAGTCGCTGTAGCAGTGCTGTTAGTGCCACCGTTGGCGATTGGCAGTGTGCCAGTGACGCCAGCAGTTAGGCTAACCTGACCCCAAGAAGGCGCAGAGCTTGTCGTGGCAAGAAGAACCTGACCAGTCGTGCCAGCGGCAGTAAAGGCGTAAGCCGTTCCAGTGCCGTAGGTAACACCGTTAGCAGTGGCCGTTGCGGTAGTATTAGTACCGCCAGACCCAATCGGCAGTGTGCCAGTTGTCAGTACCGAAGTTGACGTAGCGTAGACAGCGCCGCCAGACGTAAATGCAGTCAGGTTTGTGCCGCCGTTTGCGGTTGGCAATGTGCCAGAAACGTGAGTTGTGAGGCCAATCTTGTTCCACGATGGGGCAACACCAACGCCGCCAGAGATCAATGCATTGCCTGTGGCAACGTCAGGGAGCTTGGACAGAGCAGTCGTTGTATTGGCGTAAAGAAGGTCTCCAACAGCGTAACTAGACTGGCCAGTGCCGCCATTAACAGCAACCAGTGTGCCAGCAACAGTAACAGCGCCAGTCGTGGCAGTTGAGGGGGTGAGGCCAGTCGATCCAAACGTGATCGAGCTGACGCCAGACCCAGCGCCTGAGAACTGTGCCCAAGTGATGGCTGTGGTTCCAAGAGTGCCGCCAGCGTTACTTGTGCAGACCCAGCCAGTGTCGGCCTGCGTTGTGCCCGTCTCGACAAATACATAAGCGCCGGGAACTTGCGCCCATGTGTTCATGTCAGTCGCTCTGGTCCATGCGCCAGTCGCAACAACATAAATACCGTTATCGGCGGCAGAAGTTTGGTTCTTAACGAGACAACGATCACCCGCAACGAGGGCAATACCATCAACCGTTTGCGCCCCAGAGAGCGTTATATTGACTGTCGTAGCGGC